TCTTACGAGCTTTAATAGCATTTACTAAACCACGTGTGTAACCCGCAGTTGCAAACCAAGGGAATGCGATGTTATCAGTTAATGCTAAGTTTCTACAAACCTCGTTGGTTGGTGGAATATAAATTTGAGTGTTATTAACAGTATCTCTAACAAGTATCCAAGGATAGTAGGTAGCAGTATAGTTGGAATCAATACCTGTATTATCTAAGTTATCAACTGCTTCGGTAGGATAAATGAAGTTATCGTTACTAGTTGGTAAAAACACATTACAATCAGGTGTGGTGACAATATAAATCGAGTCAGCTCTCTCGAACGTAATCATCGAAATAGCATCTTCTACAAGATTTGAGTTATTAACATAGTCAATACCAGGGGTTGCAAACACATTGATGTTTGTGGATTCAGGGTTATTGAATGTACTGATACCCAACAAATATGCATAGTAGTCAGTATTAGTGTAATCTGTGAAGTTTGAAACACTAATAGGTTTAAATGCCCCCCACCCTGTAGCGTTCGGATATCTTGTTGTTGAACAAGCACCTCTCTGATATCCAGCACCACCGAGTATAAAACTATCACCATTTGTACGATACTCACGATAGACATCCCAACCATCAAAACCCTTTTGAACTAAGAACGTAAACTTACGAGCTTGAATTTGGTAATAAGGATTTTCAGGACTTTCTGGGTCAGATTGAAACGATGCATCACCACACTGGAATGCAGGAGTTCCAGAAGTAGGACCTATAGCAATCTGAACAACCGTAGCACCTGAGTCCATATGGAAACCTTGAGTAATGTAATCCCATGGTTCAGCCGCTTCAGAATCACAAATACTTACGGGATACTGAGTTCCTTTATACTGATAAAAATCAACATCATAACCAATTTGACTTGAGATACCTAAGAAGGTTGTTCTTACTCTGTCTCCTGAACTCTGAACCGCATTTGACATACCACGAGAAGAAACAGGTCCTGTAGTAGTTCCAAATGGGGGGTTGTAAATAACTTCACCAGGGAAATAATAAGCGGTTTTGTAAATTGGGAAAGGAGGAATTGCATTGGGATACTCCCTCATAACATACCCTTCGAAACCACAAGGTAGTGAATCGATAGGTGCATCGACATCCAATTCTAACATAATATACTTCGAATTTAATGCGTATTCCCCATCAGAAGTACCAATCTTAACACCAATGTAGTTATTTGATGATGGATCCATAGTACAATTGGTAAATTTCTCCAAATAAACGGGGTTGGTATCGGTGTCGAAAAAGTCACGAACACCAACATCAAATGTCAAATTATTGAATGAAATATTTTGAATTGAAATTTTAATTTGTGTATTAGCAGTGTCACCATCAGATATTGTTAAAATTTTAAATAATCTTTCAACAGTACTACCTCTAAGTTGTGAAACAACCCAAGGTGATTCTGCAGCTCTATACCTTTCTAAATAATTAGCAATAGATCCAGTTGTAGAATTATAACGTAATCCTGGTGTTGAAATAACTGAGGTTTTTAACCCTCTGATATACCCTTTATTGTAACCGTAAGTCAGGAGGGTTGGGTATACTTCTTCAACAAATAAAGGAACCTCGATCCTACTTTTTCCAAAGTTAGATCGACCCAACACAGATGGTAAAAAGTTTTGATTCGTTTGTGATAAAGAAACAACGAAAGAGAAATTTTCAGGACTTACCGCACCATCAGTAATACCAGAAATAGCAAACTCAGCAAAAGGATTTGTAGTTATTGCTGAGTATGAACCACTCGTATTTAATACAACACTTGTAAGTCCAGTGACTTGATATCTTGGACCTGATCCACCAGAACCATAATTCGAAATACCTCTTGATCTTAATGTAGCAACAACAACATCATTATAATCTAAAAAGGAAACACCCGAAAAATTAAAAACAGTTCCTGAAAGAACACCTGTATAATTACCTGAACCCGTGTTTGTTAAAGTAGTGACTACACTAAAGAAAGAATATCCTGTATAATTACCATTGGTACTTTCGTTAAAATTAGAATAGTACCAAGCATCATTGTTTGGCGAAGTGTAGTCAGCGGTAGAGTTAGTAAGACCTGACATTCCAAACACATTGGTTTGACCTGTATAACCACTCAACGCACTATATGCGGCATCAGTGATTGTACCAAAGTAGTATACTGAAGTACCACTAGTAGTTCCAGATGCGTTAACAATCTCCGTAAGTTGAGTACTTAATTCACTACTAAAAGACGATTGGTCTCCATTCAAAAGTGAAAAAGGGTTATTTAAGTTGGTACCTACTAATGTTGAACCGACAGGACTAAGTGTTACAGTACCACCTGTACTTGCTGAAAAATTTATAGTGAAAACTGATTCTGTTCCTGTTAAACCTATGGTACTACCATCCACGTTGGCTTGAATAGATAAAGACCAACCTGCGCCAGCGTCATAACCAGATAAACCTAGGACACGTGTTACAAACAATTGGTTGGATTGTTGTAGATAAGATTTAGCAATGTATGCTAATTCATACTTAGGTATCTGAGTATTAACAAATTTTTCAGGAATTGTACCCCCAAAAAATGCTTCAAATTCATCGTAGTTAGTTATGAAAATAGGTTCGAAAGCTGGACCTGTAAGGGTTTCACCAACTAACCCCAATGTTGTAACACCAACACTTTGTGCTACAAAACTCAAATCTCTCTCTGAAGTATAAACACCAGGAGATACAAAAATTTTATTGGTAGTTGCCATATTATTATTTTAATTTTTAGTTTTATTGATATAAATATTATGTCAGTTAACAAAGTATTTGTTTTTTATAAAACTTATTTATATTAGGAGGATAAAATTATCTTTTTTTATCTTTTATGAAAAAAACAACAAAAAACATCAAAATATCCGTGGAAACTCATCAAATATTAAAAAAGTATTGTGATGAAAACGGAATAAAAATTTACAAATTGTTAGAAAAACTTATAAAAGAAAATTGTGTGAAAAAAAAAGATGTTTACGGGGAGTGAACTAGCTAGCTCACTTCAAGTAGTGAGACAGCATAAGTTATGACGGAACTCGGATCAATAGTGGATTGAGTAATTTCAAACCTCAATGAATCACCTGTGGATACCTCGAAAGATATTACATCGGTTCCAAAAAAAACAAACTCTGTACTATTATTTAGTCTCACATATAAATCATAAGAACTAACATTTTCTTTTGATAAAATCGTGAAAGTGCCTGTATAATCCACACTTATAGTACGAATAACGGGTGATGTTCCTGTAGCTTGAATTATTAGATCAAATACACCTTCATTTACAGGGAATACTTTTCTTTTACGATTAATTGGTCTGAAATTTGTTTCAAAAACATTCAACACTCTAGATACCGCAGGGGCCACCTCGAATTTGTCTTGATCCAATAGAAACCCTAACATAGTGAAATCATAATTCTGAATGTAAAACCTACGTTTGTCAATTTGAGTTACAGATTCATCAGAAATGTTTGAGTTTATAATCGGAATAAAATGACCATTAACTTTTGTGTAAGCTTGACGGGATGCAAAAGTTTGTAGTACATTTTTATTAAACTCGTTGAGTTCTCTCATACGATTACAAATTATTTTAACGTTAAAAGAAATATCAACGGGTACAGGTTGGGGAATTTTATAAATGTCTAATCCCTTTATGTTACCATTCCAAGTTGGTACCGCAGCATAAAAGAATTCTTGTTGATTTGGGATATTATAAAGTGTTGCTGGATTTGTACCATATTCTACTTCAGGAACTCTAACAACAGTAATAAATGGTGGTTCTGTGTTACCATTCAAATCTTGAAAAGACCACGTCTGTGTAAATTGAGCCCAATTTTGTGTGGTGATAAGAATGTCAACAGTAGGTATAATCTTACCATCAACGATTGTTTTTAACTCGTTTTTTACAAAATCCAAAAACCCCCTATCTAAATCAGCATACCCCAAATTTTTTGGAAGGTATGTACCATCTTTTGTGATGTCTTCCAATAATTGTTCTCTTCTCTCCAATAATATTTTTGGAGGAACTAAATTAATATTTGGTATTACTTTTTTGGGTAAAGCCATAATTAAATCCCCATAAATTCGTTAGCAGTTACTGGTGTTGCAATGTAACTG